CTATTACGAAGGACTTTACGTTGACTCCAGCGCAGGTGTCCGCGAGCAGCGCAGGATTCAGGGCGAACCCTCCTGCGGGTGGAACGCTCGCCCCTGACGCGGCCTACGCGGGTGGAACAATCGTGGCTGTGACGGCCAACAATGACGACCACATAGTTGTGCAGACCGCAAGCGGCTTGCAGTTTCCCGGAATTTCCGGCAATCTAACGATGCAGTTGGGCGTTTACCAAGGACCGACTAGGATTATTCTGCCGTGGGCCACGACTTTGTATGAGGCAGTCGTTCCGGGCATCTACGTCTACATGCAAAGTCTGATCGGAGCACCGTCGGCTATGCGATTTTCAGCCGCCCCACCATGATTGGCCGGTATCTTGCTGATGGCAACATCTACGCTACGTTGGTGGCTCCTCCTGTGGCGGGAGATTCCTTTAACGGTGGCTTTCGCTACGATGCAACCGGCGCACTCTACATCACGGCTGTCACCAGCGGGACTGATATTTATGTCTCGGGCAAGCGGACCTCCCTGTTGGGCCAAGTGGTGGTCGGCAATGTCCCACCTCTTGCATCTGGTCGCCGCCGGTTTATGTCGGGGCAGGTGTTTGACGTCGCTGACGACACACTTGGTCGCCAGATCAACAATGTCCCCGTCGCGTCTGATCCGTTTATCAATGGCCTTCGTGAAGGCCCGAACGGTGGCGCATACATGAACACCATCGGCCCGCCCGCTACCCCATAGGAGAAAATCATGCCCGAAATTTCCACCGCCCGTTCATTCTCTAAAGACGACATGGACGCTGGCAAATCTGACAAGGAACTCGCCAAGCAGAAAGCTCTTGCTAAGCAGCTTCGCAACATTGTTGTCAAAGTTCCCGCTGAGGGCGACGAAGCCGTCCAGCAGGAAAAGCGCCAGCAGTATCTGAAGTAGCCTCACGCGAATCGGCTCACGTGAGTGCTTTATTACCGCCGAAACTTAAAAAGGAAAATTTCCATGGAAACGTTCAACAGCGATATCTCGCACTTTGATCCTCGAAACCCGTTTGCGGGGGACGAGAAGATGCCCATCAAGTTCCACATGGGAGCGCTCGAAGACTCCGAGGAAACGGTGAAACAGGGCCGCCCGATCTTCAAAGACGTAGAGTTCATCACCATATTCGTTTCCAAGGACAGTATCGTCGACCGGCCCGTGCGTGATGATGACAAACAACGGTTTCCCCGCCAGTATCAGGGTTGGAAACTCACCGGCGCTTCGGTTCCGGGAGCGGCGGGAACCCCGCTGGAGAATTGGGCGCAAATCAGTCGTGCCCAAGTCGAGGAAATGAAGTATTTCAAGGTATTCACGGTTGAGCAACTTGCGGAAATGCCCGACTCGCAAGTCGGCGGTTCCGGCATGGGTGTTCAGCGTCTTAAGGCGCTGGCGAAAGCCTTCGTCGAATCGGCCAAGGGTGAACTTCCGCTGTTGAAAATGCGGATGGAATTGGAAGCTCGCGACGGCGTCGTGACCGAGCTTACCTCCGAAGTTCGTCGGCTTACGAAACTTGTGGAAAACATGGCCAAACAAGCGGCCTAAGGAATCGCGATGGCATCTCTTCAGAAGTTACAGCCAATTCTATTTGAAGTGCAGCAAGCCTGCGCTCAGTTAGGATTGCCTAAACCAAACTCGGTATACGATTCTCAGGACGATACCGCTCAACTGATGGGGGCTGTCGCGAACCTTGCTGGTATCCTGCTTACTGATAGCTTCTTGTGGCAGGACTTGCAGGACGTTCTACCTATCCTTGGGGACGGTGTAAAAACCGAGTTTCCGTTACCCGAGGATTTCAGCTCTATCGTGGATAACACGGGCTGGAGTAATACGATTCGCCGGCCTGTTCTCGTTCTTAATCCGCAGCAATGGGCGGCAATCAGCTCGTGGCTTTCCCAATCGTTTTACATCAACCCTGCTTGCCGGATTTACCAGAACAAGCTTCAGTTCATGTCTCCCCCGCCTGATGGGGCTACGATCAAGTTTCAGTATCGCAAGTGTAATTGGGTCACTGATGGTAGTGATCCGACTATTCAAAAGTCCATACTGACCCAGAACTCGGACATTCCGCGGTTTGACTGGTTGATGATGACGCTAGCCATTAAAGTCAAGTGGCTTGAGCAGAAGAAGATGGACACTACGGCGGCGCAGTCTGATTTGAATGACCGCTACCTACAACTTACGCAGCGCGACGAAGTCGCCGCTACGCTAACACTTTCAGGCCCACAGCCCGGATCGTTCCGGTATCTGGACAATTACTACAACACGCCCGACACTAACGTAGGATTCTAATGTTTCGTGCCGTCAACCGTCCTGTTCCCAAGGCGAAACCTCAATCGGGAGAAGTATACCCGTTTACGATTCCTTATCGCGGACTTGATGCGCGCAGCCCATTCGCAGTTATGCCGAAGGATTTTGCGATTGAGCTGGTAAACGTCGTGTCAGAAACTTACGGGTTACGGACTCGTAAAGGCTATACCGAATGGGCGACAAATATTCCGGGGGGAAGCGTTTCTGTTTCAACGATTATGTCGTATTACCCCCCGACAGTTGACCCTGTTGTTACTGCGCTTGCCGAGTATGACCCCGATATTATGTTCATCAGTCCCTTGGATGCGTCGGGGCCTGCCGGAACTCTCTTTGCGGCAAAGGGTGGGTTCATCTACGACGTTACGACGGGCGGAACGGGGCCGTGGGTCGCTGAAGTCGGCGTGACAGGGACATCGGACTACTGGACTAGCGTCAACCTCTCGAATATCGCAGGGTCGCACTTGCTGGCGTGCAATGAAAATGGCGGGTATACGATCTACAATGGCACGGTTTGGGATATGCCCATCCAAGGAGTGGCTCCCGGAGAAATCGAGAATGTCAATCCCGCGAATCTGTGCTACCTTATCACATACAAGAAACGTGTGTGGTTCGTAGAGAAAAACACCACTCGGGCATGGTATCTCCCCGTAGACCAAATCACGGGCAAGGCTACCATGTTTGACTTCGGGTCACAATTCGATCAGGGCGGGCAGCTTGTCGCCTTGGAATGCTGGTCGATGGATAGTGGAAATGGTATGGACGATCAACTCGTCGCCGTTAGTTCTCAAGGCGATGTGTGCGTTTACGCGGGGATTGACCCTGAAGATGCTGCGGGTTTCAATATCGTCGGCACATTCTATTGCGGGCCGCTGCCCGTGGGCAGACGATCAGTCCGGGCTGACGGAGGTGATGTTTACATCCTTAGTCAGTTCGGAGTCCAGCAACTCAGCAAGTTGATGACTACGCAGTCCCTTGCGGCGCAGGAAGCTCAGCGCCTTACCTACGAAATTGACCCCCTTATCGCGCGCATCATGCAAACTGAAGCCGACCATTTGGGCTGGCAGATCTTAGATGTTGCGCGAGAAGAGCTTATGCTTGTAGGCATACCCCGACAGTCCACCACTATGGGCGGGGATTTTCTGGCCTACAAGACCACCACGAAATCGTGGTCAACATTCGATTCTACGAATTACGCCAGTGTGCGCAATATCAACACTCTGGTATTCGCGGGGACTTACGATGGTCGTGTGGTGAAAGCGTTCAATGGTGCGCTTGATAATGTGCTTATTGGATCGCTAACAGGCGACCCCATCAAGTGCCGCGTTACTCCCGCATACAACAGTCTGGATAAGCCAGCGCTATACAAACACGCGATGATGCTGCGGCCGAGTTTCTTGGCCACAGAAACTCCGAAATTGACTATCACCATGCTGTCGGACTACGGCCCACCCAAAGAAATTGTGGCTCCTACTCTACCCAATCTGGAAAGCTACCGTTGGGACAACCCCGCATCTCTATGGGATGTGGCTAAATGGGGAGGATTACTTCTTCCGATAAAGCAATGGCTGGGAATCGCTGGCTTGGGATTTGCACTCACGCCGCAATTGGACTACTATTGCGGGGGCGACACGCTTCTAACAAATATTGATATCTGGTTCGAGCCGGGCGGGGTGATGTGATGGTGGCGCTACCGAAAACTCAAGAGGAATACAACATTATGGTAGCGTTCCTCCAGCATTACGCCTTTGTCGTGCCCACGAAGGATATGCACTTCATCGGGTGGGTGGTTGACAACAAGCTGGTGATGTTGGTCTGCTTGAACGGCTTCTTGGGGAAGGTCTGCCAGATGCACGTTGCTATGGTTCCCGAATGGAAGTTTACCCCGAGGGCTATGCTGCGGAAAGTCTTCCATACTGCATTTGTCGAGTTCAAGCGGGAGACAGTTTTAGGTATCGTCAACTCTCTCAATGACTTGGCGATGGAATATGACCAGCACCTTGGCTTCAAAGAACTCTGGCGGCTACCCAAGATGCACGACGAGGGTGGCGACATCGTAGTTTTCGGTATGGCCAAGGACGATTGTCGGTTCTTGGACATGCTTGAGTCTGTGGAGGAAGCAGTATGAGATTCGACCCTATTGCGGGACAATTCCGCACCTACGAAGGTGGCGGGAAGGGACAACCTGCTGCTCCTGATTATGCAGGCGCGGCGGCAACACAGGCGACATCTTCCAAGGAAACAACGGCGCAGCAGAACTTCGCCAATCGCCCGAACATTTATACGCCGTGGGGTCAGCAGACCTGGGACACCAGCTCCACCACCGATCCGACCACAGGGGTGACTGTCCCGGTGTGGTCAAGCAACATTAAGCTGACACCGGAAGAACAGGCGTCGTTGACCGGTCAGCAGAAACTCGGGGCTGCGCGGACTAACACGGCTCAAGGACTTATGGGGCAAGTGGCCGATGCCACCAAAAATCCATTTGATTGGGCCAGTATGCCTGCGGCTCCTGGAAATATTTCCGACGAGCAAAACAAGACGTTCAAGCAAATGCAAGCCGAGGTGGAGCCCGGACGTATGCGGCAGCAAGAATCTCTTAACACTCGGCTAGCGAACCAAGGTTTGCCGATCAACAGTGCCGCGTATAACAACGCGAATACTGCGCTTCAGGGAAACTTTGCCCAAGCGGACAAAGGGCTGCTCGCGCAGTCCAGTCAGCAGGGTATATCCAACGTGGCTGCACAGTCGCAGCTTCGCCAGCAGGCCATCGCCGAGGAAGCACAGCGTCGCGGCATTCCGCTGAACGAGATGAACGCGCTTATCAGCGGCCAGCAAGTCAGTATGCCTCAAGGATTCGCTGGTGCGCCGAATACCACAGCCAGTCGGTCGGAGCCGAATCGAGCGCTAGATGCGGCCATTGCTCAGGGTAACTATCAGAGCCAGAACCAGAACGATTGGGGTAGTGCGCTCGGCGGGATTGCGGGCGTTGCGGGCGCAGGTATGAAGATGTATAACTCCGACCGTCGCCTGAAATCTAACATCGTGCGGATAGGGGAGCACCCCGTTGGCGTGGGTATCTACGAATACGATATCTTCGATCGTCATGAGATCGGCGTTATAGCCCAAGAATTGCTGGCCGTGCGCCCGGATCTCGTGGCAATGGATTCCAACGGGTATCTGATGGTTAATTACGGAGGTTTGATATGACTGAAGAAGAGCGCCTACGTATCCTAGCGGGTTTGGGCGATGTTTCGGGCGGTGAGGATGAACTCACCATGCAGTTGGAACGGGCCAACGCTATGCGACAATCCATGCAGGCAATCAAGGGTGGGAAGACCGGGGGCAATATCGGGCGGGGCGCTTACGGAATCGCTGCTGCGATGACTGACTACGGCGCCGACAAGAAAATGGGTGAAGTGAATAGGTCGCGAACAGGGGCCTACGCAGAAATGCTGCGTTCTTTAGATCGTAGGAAACGGGGCTTGGGTGACGGTATGGCGGATACCACCGTGCCCGATTACAGCGGAATGGTAGGAGCCGGATACACGGGTAACTGATTATGGAAGATCCACTGGTTGGTCAAATCATCGCGGCGGAAGCCCTTAAGCGGATGCCAAGGGTTGCGCCTTCGGCCGGAGAGTTGCCTGCGCGGGGCAAGAACACGGCGGGCTACGTCAAGAAAATGGGTGCTGAGCTTGCGCCTGATTTCCCTCTGCGTGAAGTGGTCAAACCCGTGGTCGCTCCCGACACCCCCGCAGAGTTGGCTCTCAAAGAGTTGCAGGCTAGGACGCTCAAGCGTCTGGAAACAAAGCCGGATTACTCTGGGCTTGAGGGTATCAATTACAGTCGTGCGGAAATGGGTGCCCCTGAAGTGGGGGCTGGACTTTACATGTCTATCCTTGGGGGTAAACATATGAAGGAGGCTGGTGGCACTATGCTGAAGGAGGCTTTGAAGAATCGCGAGCCTATTCGGCCTAACGCTGCGGATATTGGCTGGACTGATCCCGCCACCGGCAAGGTGGTGGAGAACCCCATGCTGCGCGAAACGCGGGATACCGCCGTTATCCAGCATCAGCTTGACCAAGCTATCAAGACGAGGGAGTTTGAGATTACGGAAGCCCGCCGGTTGGGCGATCAGGCTCTTGCGGAACAGAAACACCAAGAACTCAAAATTTTGCTGGCCCAGAGACAGGGCTCCACGATCATCCACAATAACCTGCAAGATGAAGCTGCGATGGTGCGCGCCCAGAACGCAGGGGCAAATAAGGAGGACGCATTAACCAACGAGCAGCGGAACAAGGTAGCTGCCCACGATGCAGACATCGCCACCGTTTCGGGGGCGCTGGCTGCGGCAGAAAAAGCGCAGCATATCTTCGGATTTAAGCGCGGGCTTCCCGGAGCAGTTGCTGGTCAATTAGGCGAAACTCTGGCGGGGCGCAAGGACAATCCGGTAGAAGCTGAGGCTCGTGCGCGGGTGTATAACGAAGTTGCCGCGTTGGTGAAGTCGCGGGCGGGAACTGCTGAGTCTGCTCGTGAGGGTGCGCGTATACTGACTTATGCCCCCGGTCCCACGGACACATACGATCAAGTGAAGAACAAACTGCAAGCATACCAAAGATATCTCCAGGAAAAACGGGGCGCTCTGAACGTAGTCGTGCCCAAACATCCGGGCGGCGATAGGCGTGCTAATGATAGACGCACTCCTGTAGAAGAGGTTATTCCTGAGGGCGCTGTCCGCGAGCGGAAATAATGGCTGAATTCTCTGTCACCGTTGAGGGCAAGGACTACGACGTCACGGCTGCCGACAAAGCTACCGCATGGCGCTACGCTAACGCAACCCACGCGAAGGCCAAGGCACGGTTAGGACAGGCTACGGGCTCTCCAACGGCGGCGGGCGGGGCCACGCCTACACCCCCTATTTCAAGTGGGCCGGAGCCTGTCCTAAGGCCTCTCATAGCGCCCGGAGCGGAGAAACTTGAGCGGGTATTGAACCCGCCGGAGAGAGCTTTCGCCGCAAACATGGCTGAAGGTGTTACATCTGCTTTCACTGGTCCCGCTCTGTCCGTCAAGCAACTTGCAGGCGGCAAGGTTTCTGATGAGGAAATAGCGGCAGAGCGGGCGAAGACAAGCACAGGTGGTGGGATGGTCGGTAATATAGCGGCTAATCTGTTGACACTTGGGGTTCCCATTGGGAAAGTCGTTCAGGGCGTCGGGTGGGCTGCTAAGTTTCTGCCCAAGGCGCTCGGTATTCGTGCAGGCGTGGAGGGCGCAGCGGTTCCAATTGCAGCCGGAGTTACTGCCCCCGTTCTTAACGCCAGAAAGTCGGATGAATCTATTCCCGGACAAATGGCGGAGTCTGCGCTTGTGGCGAAAGTATTTCAGGGAGTGGGTAGCCTTCTTATAAACAGTGTGACCAAAGGTCTTATCACTCCGAACAAAGACTACAAGATGTTGGCGGGTGCTCGGGTTGACCCCAAGAGGTTTAATACTCCTGGTGAAGAGGGCGCGTATATGACTCCGGGACAAGGTGCAGAAAACGCCTTTCCCAAGACACTGGAAAACATATTCAAGCACATACCTTTCTCCACGAGCGTCGTCAAAGAAAGTAGGAATCGCCCACTACTACAGGGTAAGGACATCCTCGCGCACAGAGCTTCTTCTGCGGATTCCATACAAATGCCGCTGGAACGGGGTGTGGCTGTCAATGAATTAGCTGACCAGAGTAGTGCCGCTTACAATCATATTCTGGCGGGGACAGTGAATCCTGCTACGGGGCTGCCAGTCCCGAAGAGCATCCCCATTGGGACTGCTTTTCGCACTGCAACGCTAGCAGATTCCAAGAAAGCCCTCGTAGGGATTAAAGATCGGTCCAACCATGAGCAGGCTTTCGAAGAAGAACTGCACCAAATGCTTTCGGAATACCCCATAAAGCTGAGCGGCCCGCAGTGGCAAGAATTACGCAGCCGTGTTCGTGAGAAGGCCCTCGTGGAAGCGGGAGGTATTGGAGATCCTGGGGAGGCGGCTAAGAAAGCCGCAGCTTGGAACGCTGTAGACAAGAATCTTAACGTTCTGCGAGACCAGCACTTCACCCCCCACGAAGTTTCGGTGCTTGGCAACCTTGACAGGAAGAGCATCCAAGAGCGGATACTCACAGAGGGGTTGAAAGATACCAGCGAAGTTGGCGGGGCTAAGACAATGAAGAATCTCGTGAAGTCTTACGAGGATCTCACGCCCGCCGATATAAAGATCAGGGCGCATCCTGATCCTGTTCTGGCTGCGCGGGGTGTGCTGGCGGGGCACGATGCAGACATTTACGAACCCATTAAACGGTCGGCATTGCTCCCGATGGAAGCTGATACTCTGGCTAATCGGGCTGGCTACGGAGCGTCTGCGAATACCTTGGGTTCTTTGGGATTGCTGGGATTGGGCGCTTTTGATCCCGCAAGTGCGGCTGTGGCCGTAGCAGGTCTCGGCCTCACTCGTGCAGCGGCGAAGGGATACACAGGACAAGCAGGAAGTCGGTTCCTTATGGGAAACCAAGAATGGCAGAAGAAAGCTACTGAGGCTCTCCGGAAAATGCCCAAGGTGATTAGAGATTCCTCCCCATCCGCGGCCCTCGGCGCTACTACGGACGAGCGCCCATACCCCTATTAGGAGATCAACAATGTCACGTGATTTGAACGGTAACTACACTCTGCCCGCTGGGAATCCGGTTGCTCCCGGAACAGTTATCGTGGCGGCGTGGGCCAATCCCACAATGGACGACATCGGAGCAGCGCTAACGGACAGCCTGTCTCGTTCGGGGCAGGGTGGAATGCTCGTTCCCTTCAAGAATGCCAGCGGCACGGCGGCTAATCCTGGAATGACATGGGCTGACGAGCCGTCGTCGGGCTGGTATCGCGCAGCTTTCCAGGACTTTCGTTACGCTATTTCTTCAGCAGACATCTTTCAGATCACAATCAACGGCATCAACATCGCCGCGGGAAAGACGGCCCCGTGGCCTGCATCCGCTCTACTCTTAGCCAAGGGCAGCATATATGCCGCTTCGGCGGCGGGCGTGGTCGCCGCTCTAGCCGTAGGCGGTGACGGATTGGTGCTGCAAGCCGATGCCACGCAGCCGCTCGGGGTGAAGTGGGCGAGTATTAACGCCGTCGTGGATGTTCCCCGCACATGGGTCACCCCGCAACGGGCCGCGCATGTCGTCACCGCTCCCGTGGGAACCTGCGACATGACTGCGGGCAACGACTTCACCTGTCAGGTCATCGCCGCATCACAGTTGACCTTCACCAACCTCGTTGATGGACAGCGGGGAATGATTCAATGGAACAACACAGGTAACTTCGCCGCTACCTTCGGCGCGATGGTTCGCAAGGGGACTACCGCCATAGCTGATCTATCTCTAACGGGAACGCGCGTGGTCTCGTATTGGTGCGTCGGTGCGGTGGTTGACATCGCCTACTCGGAAATCTTGTCATGACCGTTGCTGCCTTCGCAGTTCCGGCGCTGCACCACGGCGCACCCAGTCCTGGACTGCCGCCCTACTATCTTCAGCGCTCGTTGCTGTTCTACAAGCCTGCGCTCACGTTTATGAATAGGAGCGCGCCGCTGGTCTTGCCGACTGACAACAAGAAGTGGACTCTAAGTTGGTGGTATAGCGATGCCAACAGCGGAGCATACGCACCGATCTTTGTGGCGGGGCAAGACCAGACCAATCTTTCGCTAACGGCCATCAACGGCAATGGGCAGATCGATCACTATTTGCTGACAGCCAATGCTGTCACCTATCGGATAGCAGGGGCAACCAATGTCGCGGCCTTGGGCTGGTGTCACATCATGCTGGTGTTCGACTCGGCTAACGCCGTGGCTGCGGACAGGCTGCAACTCTGGGTCAACGGCGTGCGCGAAGTTCCTAGTTCCTATACTGCGCCCACCTTGAGTGTCATGTCATACTGGAACAATGGCGGTTACACCGAATACATCGGCGTGGCGTTCAGTGCCGACCCGACTTATGGCGGCTACCTCACCGCCTACATGACCGAAATCAACATGGTTGACGGACAGGTGGTTCCCGTTGCCAGCTTCGGCCATACGTATCAAACCAAGTGGGTTCCTTCTAAGTATGCGGGAACTTACGGACTCGCAGGATGGCGGCTGAATTACTCCAACGCGACAAGCGCGGCGAACCTAGGGCTTGACTCCAGCGGCCTTAATCACAATTTCACGATGGCTAATTTCGACCCGCTCTACGGACATTTGCTTACACCGAGCAACACCCTACAAAATGACGTTTACAACGGTGGCGCAAAATCAGTCTCACAACACACCTACCTGCAACGCATGGTTCCAACCAACGGCAACCTTCGCAACTGGACGTATAGCATCTGGCTATACCGCTACGATGGGGCAGGCGCGCAGCAGTTCATCGTAGAGGGCTACCTGAACCCCCAAAACTACTTCTACCTGGAATTCACGGGGGATGGAAGGCTTGCGGTTGGGCAGTATGAGGGCAATGTTCTTACGTTCAACTTGCTCTCCGTGCCAGCGATAGGGATTGATGGCTTGTATCATCACATTGTGATGTCTGCCGATACGACTAACGTCAACGCGGCCGACCGCATTAAACTTTTCATAGACGGCGTGCGCTGCGCGACTACCGGAAGTTCGCCAGCTCAAAGCCAGCAACTCTACCTCAACCTCGGGACTGGACAGGTGCTTCATGGTGTGTCGCACGTTCCTTCCTATTATCTGGGCGCGCTCATGTCCCAGATATACTGTATTGATGGGATAACGTATCCGCCGACGCTGTTCGCTTTCAATAACACTGCTGGAGCAGTCCCTCGGTGGGAGCCTATACGATATGATGCAACCTACCAAGGTCAAAGCTGGTTCTACAACTTCTACCCAGATTCACTATTTGGCACAGACAAAAGTGGCCTCGGAAACAATGCAAGCGCGGTCAACTTCACCTTTCCGACATACTCTACGTTCATAACAGTTCCCAACACGGCCAATCAACCGTGACCCGCAAACCATCATTGTCTGGCTGTTTGCCCATAGGCTACCCCCTTACCCCTGCTGTCCCAATGCCCCGGACAGGCTTAGGACAAGCCACTTTTGCCTCTAAGTGCCTGTTTTTGCTGGTATTTGCTCTTGCAGGGTGTAGCAGCTTCACAGCAGATAAAGCGGTTGTGATGAAGATGGATCTTGACATGGTTTGCGAGG